TGACGGAGCTCTCGAATCGCCTCGAGCACCTGGGGCGTTGAGGGCGTATAGTTGAGGCGAAGGAGGACCGAGGTATGCTTCTGAAGCTCTGGATTATCGTCGACGACGGCGCGCCATTCGACGCGCTGAAGGAGACCGCGGTCAAGCTCTGGGGGATGCTCTTCGGATAACGTGTTGGGGTTTTCAGGGATTGGCCCGGCGGGCTGAAACCGCCGGGCCTTTTTTTTAGGTGGGGCTACAGGGCGACGGTCGTCTCGCGGGGCTCGGCGCCGGCGCGGAAGCGGACGACCAGGGAGACGCGATCGGCTCCGCCGGCGTTCGTGAGTCGGAGCTCCCAGCGGATCCGGGTCGCGCGGGGGTCGGCGGCTCGAGCGGCGACGAAGGCCTCGCGCTCGAGCTCGGTCGCGGTATAGAAGGTCTGGCCGGCGGCGTCGGAGCGGCGCTCGTCTCGAGAGGCAACGCGGGCGCGATCGTGCTCGACGCGGCGCGCGCCGTCCTGGCCGAGGCGGACGCAATCGTCCGGGCGGCTCTTCGGGAGCGTCTTCCGGGTCGTCTTCTTGCGGGTCGTCTTCTTCTTCGCGGTCATTGGGACCCCCCTTGCTTTATCGCGGTTTCGGCTCGCTCCAGGAGCACGCGGAAGAGCGGCGTCTGGACGCTCCAGTTAAAACCGAGCTCCTCCGATGCGTTGAGGATCGCGGTCGCGCCCTGCTTCAAAGCCTGGGGATCGTTCGCCTCGAGGTACGCCGCGGTCTCGGCGGTGAGGATGATCGAGGCGACGGCGCTCGCCAGGCGCTCGCGGTGCTTCTTCTCGAGGAGTCGCGGCGCGGGGTGGGTCTTCGTTGGGGCCATTAGGACCTCCGGGAGGCGATCGGGGTCGGCATAACCGGCGCCGGCGCCTCGATAGTAGCGGCGTCCGTCCAGGCCAGGAGGGCCAGGAGGAGGAGCGCCGCGGCTGTTGTCTTCCGTGTCATATAAAGAGTATACGGCAAACTGACGGCACGCGCCACTAAAAGATGTAAAAAGATCAAGAAAAGAGGCGTCCCGGGAGGTTGACGGTCCCGGCAACGTGACGTATACTCTGCCAAGGGGAGCAAGGAGCCCGGAATGAGCGAGATCGACCGAGACGCGCTCTCCGATCTGATCCTGGCCGGATGCCCCGCCCGGGATCCAAGTCAACCCGAGGGGGATTTAATCGAGCGCACACCGCGCGAGTTATTCCCCCTTGACAAGGAGGACACGATGGAAGAACCGAAACGACTTCCGGGGGGCGCCGAGCTCCTCGAGGCAATCCGGGAGGGGCGCGATCTCCTTAACCGCCTCCTCAAGAGGGGCGACGGTTGCGCGCCGTCCACGCGCGACGTCGACGCGGTCCGCGAGCTTTTCGCCGAGATCCTCGCGGCATACGGCGAGGAGATCGCCGCCGGCGGGGACCCGATCGCCGAGCTCAACGACGACGAGCTCCGCCGGGCGCACGAAGCCCGGCCGACGATCCGCCAGGCGATCCGCCAGACGATCGAGGGCGCCTTCCCCGCGGACATACCGGACCCGCGCGATCTGAAGCTCGAGGAGCACGATCGACGGATCGAGGAGCTCGAGAAGGCCCAGGACCACAACCGCGACGAGATCAACCGGATCGGCCGGAAGCTCCACGATTTCCAGGGCGTCGTCGACGAGGCCGGCGCCTCGAGAGACGGCGATATCGGGAAGCTCCAGGCGGACCTCGCCGGCCTCGTTCCGACTGTCGTCGATCTGCGGGCAGCGGTCGGCGAGCTCGGGGACCAAAACCACGCCACGAGGGTAGACCTCGCGGAAAACAAGTCGAACGTTTCGACGGTCGCGAAGCGCGTCCGGGAGCTCGGGGATGATCGGATGCTCGCCGACACCGCCGCCGCCGGGATCGCGTCGCGCGTTACCAACCTCGAGACCGCGGTCCACGAGACGGTCCAGTCGAGCCTCGACTCGATCGACGCGCGGGTCACGCGGAAGGCGAACGACGCCGCGACCGATACGCGCGACCTCGAGGGCCGGATCTCCGATCTCGAGGCTGGTGCAAGATGACCGACAAACGCCGAACCGAGCTCCGGTTGAATCCCGAGCTCTACGACCTATGTACCGAGGCCGCGGAGGCCTCCGGTTGCTCCTTCAATCAATGGGCGGCGGTCGTCCTCGGGATGGCGGTCGGCTTCGACGAGCACCTGGCTCTCGCCGTCGAGATCTGGGGCCCGCGCGCCGTCGAGACAAGGGGGAAGCGATGACCACACCGAAACGGCGGGAATTCATTCCCGCGCTCCGAGAGCGGATCTGTAAATTCGCCGCCGGCTTCCCGGCGGCCGAGATAAACAAGGCGATCGACAACTGGCGCGACGGTCTCGAGGCCCAGGGCCCGGTCGAGCACGGGACTTTCGCGGTATGCGACGAGATCGCCGAGGAGCTCGACAAGGAGCTCGCCAAGCTCCCGTGATACGCTAACCGCGGGGAAGACGTCGGTCCGAGTGGCCGATGCGAAACCGGCGTCTTCCCCAAGGGCTCCGTAAACAACGCGCCTCCCGGGCCGACCTTCCCGCCTCTCACCCTCACCCGCTCGCCGCAATCCTCGCTCAACGCTTCGACAAACGCCTCGAGGACCTCCTCGAGAACGCGGCGCACCTATTCGAGGAGGGCCTCCCGGATGACGCTCGTCCGCTCACAGGTCAAACCCAAACCCAAGGCTCCAACGAAGTGCGAGCTCTCCGCGGTCCGCGCCGCGCTGGGGGCGGGGGCTAACGAGGAGGTCGCCGGCCTCCTCGCCGGGCATAACGGGCGATGGCTCCGGCTCTGCAAAGCCTATTACCCGAGGCTCGCCGGCGAGGTCGCGGAGTGGAAGCAACTCGCGGACGGCCTCGTTAAAATGAAAATGTGGGAGAACGCGACCCTCCGAAACAACGTTATCGCTCAAATCTTCTGGCTCAAGAATCGCGCCGGCTGGGCCGACCGGAAGATCGTCTCCGGCTCGATCCGTCACGATCACTACCCTCGCGCCGTCCAGGAGTCGGCCTCGAGGGAGATCGACGAGATCGCGCGGAAGGAGCTCGCCGCCGCCGGCCACGATAACCTCCCCGACCTCCCCGTTATCGAGGCCGAGCTCGTCGAATGAGCGAGCCCGCCGCCGAGCACCTGGACGGCCTCGCGCTCGGCGAGGACGAGATCCGTTATCGCGTCGCGATTCGCAAATGGCGCCTTCGTCCCGAGACGATGGTCGTCGAGGAGTTCAAAACCGAGCCGGACGACTGGCAACTCGACGCGCTCCGCGCCTTCGCCGAGCCGACGATCGAGCAAATCGCTTTGCTCGCTTGCATGGGCCCGGGGAAGTCCGCGCTCAAGTCCTGGCTTGTTTGGAATTTCGCCGCGACGCGACCCTATTCCAACATTGCGATAACGTCGATCACCGGCGACAACCTGAAGGATGGACTCTGGAAAGAGCTCCGCAAATGGTGGAGGCGGTCGCCGTTCCTTCGTCATCGTTTCAAGTTCACGGGCGATCGGATCTATGCGATCGACCCGGAGTCCTGGTTTATCTCCGCGCGAAAGTGGAGTCGCGGAGCGAGCGCGGAAGAACAAGAGGAGACGCTCCGCGGCCTCCACGCCGAGCACGTTATGGGCGTCGTCGACGAGGCCGGTTGCGTCCCTCAACCGATCGTCGACGGGCTCCAGGGGATCCGCGCGGTCGGCCAGGAGGCGAAGATCGTTATCGGCGGAAATCCCGTCGTCGCGGACGGTCCGCTCTGGCGGGCCCAGGGCGTCGACAAGGAATTTTGGAAGGTTATCCAAGTCACGGGCGACCCGGACGATCCGAACCGATCTCCGCGCGTCTCGATCAAATGGGCCCGCGAGCAAATCCGCCGACTCGGTCGCTTCGACCCCTGGGTCCAGGCGAACGTCATCGGGCAATTCCCGCGCAATACCGGAGAGGGAATCCTCACGATCCAGGAGGTCCTCGAGGCCTTCGGTCGCGAGCTCGATAACGCCGGCGTCGAGCTCAAGAGGACGCCGAAAACGCTCGGCCTCGACGTCGCGCGCCGCGGGAAGAATCGAAACTCGCTCATCTATCGAGAGGGCGATTACGTCGTCCGGGATGAGGCCTGGCAAGGGGTCCCGACGACGGAGACCGCCGGCCGATTAATGGAAGCGATCCGCGACTTCAAACCCGAGTACGCCTTCGTCGACGACCTCGGGATCGGCGGCGCCGTCGTCGACATTTGTCACGCCGCCGGCGTCGCGGTAATTGGCGTGAACGCTTGCGAGCGCGCACGGCGCGACGACATACACAGCAACCTCCGCTCCGAGATGGCCGAGGAATTACAAGTCCGATTCCGCTCCGGTCGGATCTCGCTCCCGGAGTCCTTCCGCGAGACGACGTTTATCCAGGAGGCGACGACGCTCCGATTTAAGTTCGACGCTCGAGGCCGCCGGAAGCTCGAGGACAAGGATCAATTCGTTAAGCGGCTCGGGATCTCCCCCGACACCTACGACGCGCTCGCGCTCGCCTATTCGGACGGGACGACGACCGCGGTCGCGGTCGCCGGCGACGAGACGCGCCTCGCTCGCGGCAAGTCCGGCCGCGTGTCGATGGGGCTCCACGAGATAAAAGACAACCCCGAGGACGGTTGGAATCGTCACCGCGCCTCGTTTGCAATAGGGAGACGGCGATGATCCGCGAGCGAATTCTCCAATACCTCGAGGCCGCGCCGGCGTCGGACCTGGCGAAGGTCAAGCTCGAGCTCGCCTCGACGACCGAGGCGCTCGAGAAGACGACCGAGACCCTCGACGAAACAAACGAAACCTTCGAGAAGGCGAAGACCGAGAAGGACGCCGAGATCTCGCGCCTCGAGGGGCTCCTCGACGTCGCGCCCAGCGTGGACTCGGAGCTCCCAGGGAACGAGGCTCAACGCTTCTTCCGCTCGGTCGCTTCCGGCGGCACGAGACCCGAGGAGCTCCGCGACTTCACCGACCCCGAGCGGACGCGGATCCTCCGGACGGCCCACAAGGCTTACGCGCTCCAAGGCAACGGCGAGAACGTCATCGACACGCACCTCGACTTTATGCTCGGCGACTCGCTCCGACCGAAGGCGAAGGACGAAAACGACGCGCTCCAGGTCAAGCTCGATGAGATTTGGCAAGACCCGCGGAATCGACTGAAGACCGAGCACGAGGAGCTAACGAGGAGCCTCCTCCTCGAGGGCGAGCTCTTCCAACGCGCGGTCCTCTCCGCGGACGACGGGCACCTCGAGACGCATTGGATCGACCCGATCTCGGTCTCGAAGGTCCACAAGGATCGCCGCGGGCGCGACGCCTTCCTCGAGGTCACGTCGAAGACCCCCGGCGTCCCCTTCGTTTACTTCGTCCTCGACGGGATGACGGATCAAATCACAATCGACGTCCTCGACGATGGCCGATACGAGATCCGCGAGGAGACGATCGCCGCGGACGGCGTCGCCGCCGCCTCGAGGACGGTCGACGGTCTCGTGTTCGCTTGGTTTTGGAGTCGGACGAAGGGCGGCCTCCGCGGCCAGGGCGAGCTCACGTCGGTACTCGACCAGATCGACGCATACGACGAGATGATTTGGAGCACGGTCGACGTCCAAAACATCAAGCGGCTTTTGCTTATGCATATCAAGAGCCCGACGATCAAGCTCCCGGCGGAGGGCCGGGAATTCCTGAAGCAATTAGGGCTCTCGACGCCGCCGCGCAACCCTCGGACCTTCGCGACAAACGACCGGGTCGAGATCGACATCATTCGCCCGCCGGTCGCCGAGTCGGAGCGATGGCTCGCGACCGAGCTCGGGACGTCGATCATGGGCGCGAAGGGCTTTCCGGAATCCTGGCGCGGCTCCCAGGGAAACCAAAACCTCGCCGGCGCTCGGGCGGCGGACTTCCTTCCGCTCCGCCGGCTCCGCCGGAAGCAGCGGAAGCTCACCGACTTTTGGCACCGGCGAATCGAGGTCGAGCTCGAGCTCCAGAAGCGCGCCCAGCAAACGATCCCCGAGGGCGACTTCGAGATAATCACGATGGAGGTCGGCGGCAAGGACCAGCAGCGCCAGGCCGAAGTCTTCAAGGCGGTCTCGACCGCGGTCGTCCAGGCGCTCTCGAGTGGCGCGCTTCGACCCGAGCTCGGGAACGCGGTCCTGATCCAGTCGATCAAGGATCTCGGGATCGAGGTCCCGAAGGGGACCGAGGGCGTCCCCGACGAGCTCGGCGGAAGCGCCGACAAGCTCGAGAAAATGCTCAATCAATTAGTCACGCAGAAGAACCGAACCGATGACGGCTCCGGCGACGAGGGGGATCGCGACCGGGGCGAGGAGGGCAACGGATGACGACGACCAGAATCAACCTCGAAGAGAAGGGCCGGATCCGCTGGAGGCGCGCGGCCTTCCTCGGCACGATCGGCGCGCTCCTGGCCGGCTTCGGCCTCGGCCAGGCCCTCGCGGACTGTCCCGACCCTTGCCCGGAGGTCACGCTCGACGTCGCCGCGACTTGCGAGGCCGCGGGTTACATCCGCGAGAATGAGTGTCCCGCCGGCGAGGTCGGCGAGCTCGAGCCGGCGGAGCATCCTTGCTCACCGCGCGGCGTGCCGATCGTCGTCCTGTGTCCCCCGTGTCCCGGGGACGAGGACGACGGTCAGGGGAACGGCGTCGAGATCTCGAGCGCCGATGACGCCTGGCGCCTTCGTTACGAGTGGGACCTCATTGTAAAAGGGACTCTTGGACGCTACGACCTCGACCGCCAGACCCTCAACGCGGTCGGCCTCGAGGTTGGCGCGATCTACAACGGCGTCAAGGGGCGCGTCCGGCCCGTCGCCTCGCTCGGTTTCCAGGAGGCGGTCGACGGGATCTTCGGACCTCGATCACCGGAGCTCGGATCCGTCGATCTCGTGACGCGCTTCGAGCTCGGCGTCGTTATCGGGCTCGGGGACGCGAATTGACGGCTCCCGAGACGGTCGACGCCTTCGGTCGATTCCTCGAGCGCCTCGCCGATTACTACGCAATCGCGCCTCAAGTCTTCTGGGCGGTCGTCGCCCTGATCTGGACGGCGATCGTCGCCTGGGGTTACAGGGGGCGCGCGAGTAAATAGTGCCAAACCTCGCGACGACGACGCGGAGTCGATACGAGCGCCAGGTCTCGGCGCTGATCCGGCGAAGCGACGTGATACAACTCGCCGACCTCCGGCGGATCGAGGACTCCTTCCGCTCCTTCGCCTCGAGGGCGGTCGGGACGATCCCGGGAACGCGCTTCGCGCTCTCGACCGCGATCAATCAAAGCGTACTCTCGAGCGTCGCGGTCGAGCTCGATCAACTCGTTTCCGAGCTCGGCGTTATCGGCCGCGGCGGGATGGCGAACCAGGCCTTCCTCGCCGGCGAGCTCCGCCTCGTTTACGGCCAGGCCTTCCTCCCGGGCTCGCTCGATATTGCGGGCAATATCGCGAACACCGCGCGGGCGATCGACGTCGCCTCCGACTTCTCGGCCGACCTGATCGGGCTCAGTGGGGGCGGCCTCCGCCAGAAGGTCCTCGACGACGTCAATGGTATAGTTCGTCGCGCCGCCCTTGGGATCGCCGGTCAAACGGCCTTCGATGCGACTTCGGAGCTCGTCCAGGCCTTCCGCGGGGATCGACTCCGCTCCTGGCGCTTCGCCGCCGAGCGAATCTATCGGACCGAGACCCTCCGGCTCCATTCCATCCTTACCGAGCAAAATATCCGCGAGCTCAATGAGCGGGTCCCGACGTCGAAGTCCTGGCGCTGGAGCGGGATCTCCCGCCGGGAACATGCGAGCATCAACGGCCAGACGGTCCCGACGAAGCGCGGGCGCTTCCGGGTCCCTCTCCGATCGGGCGGCGCCGTTAAATTGCGCTTTCCGCGCGACCCAGGGGGCCCTCCCGAGGCCGTTATCAATTGCGGATGCTACCTCGTCCCCGTCCCCTCAAGGACCGCCAAGGGGCCTCCGGCGGCCAGGCCCTCGCGAGCCCGCAGGCCGCGCCCGCCAAAGCCGCGGCCAGCACCCACCCCGCCGGCGGCCCCAATTTTCCGTCCCGGCGTCGGGAGTCCGACGCAACGGATCACCGCGGCGAAGCGCGAGCTCAACCGGATGGGGATCGGGGAGAGGACGGTCCGGCGCGGGCCCGGCCTCAAATCGGACGAGCTCTTCGCGCGGACGCTCGAGCGAGTCGCGGTCGAACACGCTTCGATGGTCGCTCGCTATCCAGGGGCGAACGTGCGGAACCTTCCGAACCTCGTCGCCAACCGCGGCGGGGGCGGATGGCACCGGACAAGCCGGAGCTCGACGATTAGCGTCGGCTCGACTTCGGACTTCTCGGTCGCGGGACACCTTAACGAGTCGCGGATCACGGTCAACGGCGCCCAGGTCTGGAGGCGGTCGACGACAACCCGAGGCGGTCACGGGGTCGAGGACGTCTGGCGGCACGAGTGGGGGCACCACCTCGACAGTGCTTACGCGGTCCAGTCGAGCGAAGAATGGCGCGCTCTCATGCGGAGATATCCAACCCGCGCCAAGGTCCGATCGCCCGGGGAAAATTACCGATACGGCGGCGCGTCCTGGTGGGCGGAGAACGTCGAGAGTCAATACGCGGCGCGCTGGTACTCGTGGGAGGGGACCGGCGCCGGCGGCGGCGGCGTCGAGGCCTGGGCGGAGCTCGTCTCGTTCGTTACGCGCGAGAACTACATCCGCGGGACGCTCCCGGCGGATCTCGAGGCCTTCGTCTTTCGGATCCTCGAGAGGGGGCGAATGTAAATGCCGGTCTTAGTCTCGCGCCAGTGTAGCAACTGCACACGCTTTGACGGTGCGCTCGACGCCGATCCGCCGGACGACCAGAAGGGCGTCGAGGTCTTCGGTTGTGCGGCCTTCCCTCGAGGGATCCCCGACGCGATCCTCGAGGAACGCTTCGACCACCGCGCCGCCTTCGAGGGCGACGGCGGGATCCTATTCGATCAACGGCCGGACGGAGAAAACGTCGCCGAGATCTTCGGCGAAGGGGGATAGATGCGAGTCCTAACGAATGAATACCGATTACACGTCGAAGGAGTGACCGAGCGAAACTTCGCGCTCGAGCGGATCGCCCAGGGCGAGCTCCGCGCGCAACTCCAGCAACTCGCCGAGGCCTTCGTCGCCGGCGACGTCAAGGCCGACTCGGTTGTCCGAACCTGCGACTACAACCCCGAGCGCCACACCGTTGTCGATCACAACGTTATCGGGCGGGAAGGCAAGACGAAGAAATACGAGCACCTTCCCCGCCCGCTCGAGCTCCGCGACGTCCTCGCGGTCAAGTTTCACGAGCGCGGGGGAGATCACCTCGAGTACACGCTCGACGGCGAGAAGGCCGAGCCCTTCGCCCGGATCACGCTCGCGGATACGAGTCAACTCGATTTCGCCTGGCCGAAGAACGAGGACGAGGCCCCATCCGCGCCTCCCGAGGAGTAACGATGCCGAAGCGATACCTCGACGGAAGCTCGATCGTCCTCGAGGGCGAAGAGATCTCCGCGATCCTGATCGAAGAGGGGCGCTCGAAAAATGGGAACGTCTGGACGAAACAGGCGCTCGAGGATATCGCTCGGCTCGCTCCCGGGACACCGATCAACGTTTACGACTTCTCGCGCAATCGCGACGGGTCGAACCTCTCACACTTTGAATTCTTGCGCCAACGTCTCCCGCCGGGCATCCGCGATCTTCTCGACGAGAAGCTCGCCGGCGCGAAGGGCGCCACGATCAAAAGCGCGACGGTCGAGTCGGGGGACGACGGTCGACAACACGTCCGCGCGAAGATCGAGCTCGAGGGCGAGTCCTCGGGTTTCCTTCGTCGAGTTATCCAAGCGGCAACCAAGCTCGGGCGAAAGCTCGGGCTATCTATTCACGTTCCAGTCGGAGGGATGACCTCGCGAACGCTGGCGGCATTCGGTCGCCAGATAAGCGGAGTCGGTCGCATTGTCGGTTTCGATACGGTCACACAACCGAGCGCCGGCGGCCGGATTCTCCCGGTACTGGAAGCTCTCGCACTAAGGAGGTCTGTCCCAATGAAGAAGTTTATCGAGAGGCTTCTCCGACTGGTATCGGAGGAGAAACGTCCGGCGCTCGAGGCCTTGCTCACCGATGCGCTCAAGGCTATCGAGAAACCGGAGGAGCTCCTCGTCGAGGAGCACGAAGATTTCGCGGAGGCTCTCCTCGAGGCGCTCGACCTGGGCGAGCTCGAGGGCGAAGCGGGCCCGGTCCTCGAGGCACTGGCTCGCCACGCTCCCGAGCCCGCGAAGAAGAAGAAGACGGCGAAGAAGAAGGCCCCTCCGCGCCGACCGCCGGTCGTCGACCCCGAGGCCGATCCGGACGGCGCCGGCGCCCTCGAGGGGCTCCAGGCCGCCCAGACGGCAACCGAGGAGCAACTCGCGGAGATCCTCCTCGAGAACGGTCGCGATCTGATCGAGGCCGGGATCGAGAAGGCCGAGCTCCCCGAGGGGCTCGCGAAGTTCGCCGCGGCTCGGCTCACGGCAACGCTCGAGAGCGAGGGGAAGATCACCCGGAAGACGATCGACGCCTTCGTCTCCGACCTGAAGAAGAGCCTCGGCAAAGGCCAGGCCAAGGGAGGCGGACTCTTGGACGGAGACGACGGGAACGGCAACGGGCGAACGCCGCACTACGCCCAGGCCTGGAGCCAGGGCGAGGCCGCCGCGGCGGCGCTCGAGGCGATGCTCTCCGGCGAGCGCGAGGGAATCATCCGCGACGACGCCGGGAAAGAGGTCGGCCGAGTCCCGGCTTTCACCGGCCCGCGTCAAATGTGGGCGGTCGTAATGGACGACCCGCTCCTCGAGGGCGAGCGACTCCTCCGGCGTCGCCGGACCGGGATCCCCCCGGTCCTCGAGGCGATCACCAACGCCGGCGGATGGGACGACAATCCCTATATGGCCCAGGTCATCGGCCGCCGGACCGGCGCCGCCGCCCTCGAGGCGATCATCACAACCGGATTCACCGCGTTACTCGCGGACCAAATGAATAAGCGCCTCGCGCGTGAATACGCGAAGCTCGCGCACCTTTGGAAGATGGTCTCGACGACGACGTCGGTCTCGGACTTCCGGGCGCGGCGTATCGTGAGGCTCGGCGAATACTCGAATCTCATCGACGTCGCCGAAGACGCGGCGTACTCGCCCGGCGCCGACCTTACCGACTTCACGGAGGAGAGCGTCCAAGCGACGGTCGTCAAGCGCGGCGGGATCGCGTTTATCTCCTGGGAGTCGATCGTCAACGACGACCTCCGAGGCTTCCGCGCAATCCCGCGCAAGCTCGCGAACGCCGCCGAGCGAACGCTCAACTCCCTGGTATGGGGTCGGCTCCTCAACAATGACGCATGGGACGAGGACGCGACGGCGGTCTTCCACGCGACGCACGGCAACCTCGCCGCGGTCGCGTACTCCTTCGCCGCCCTCGAGGCCGCGCGTCTGGCGATGACTCGTCAGAAAGACATGGACGCCCGCGAGGCGGGTCGGATCCTCGCGCGGAACGTCTTCGTCGGCCCGCTCCTCCACGATACGGTCTATTCGGATCTCTTCTCGGACGGCGCTCCGAACCTCCTCACGAGCGACACGAACGCGGTCGCCGGCACGCCGAACACGGGGACGATCGAGAACCGAGGGAAGGTCAACGTCCTCCGCTCAAAACACGGGTGGAATCTCTTCGAGGTCCACGAGTTCGACGAGGTCGTCGGAAAGGACGATGACGTAATCGTCGCCGCCTCTCCCGGCGAGACCGAGATAATCGAGGTCGGCTTCCTCAACGGGCGAGAAGACCCGGAGATCTTCGTCCAGGACCTCGAGCGCGTCGGGTCGTTTTTCGACCAGGATAGGATCACCTACAAAGTCCGGCACGTCCACGACGGCGGGGAGATCGTCGACTACCGCGGCGTCTATTCGATGATCGCCCCTTAGAGGGCCCAACCTGCGAGGTCGCTCGGCGCGAGAGATACGGACTATCCCCCCCGGATCTCGAAGAGTCGGGCGGCCCGCGCTTAACCGGAGGCGCGGATGGCGGCCTGGACGAATCTCACAACGCTGAAGGGCGAGCTCGCGCGGTACGTTGCGGTCTCGAGTCAGAAGCTCCAACCCTCAACGGATCAAATCGAAGACGCGGTCCGCGACGCGCTCGACGAGCTCTCGAGCGTCCGGCCCGAGACCCTCGTCCACGAGGCGCTCGGCGATACGACGACGCGCCTTTACGTCCTCCCGACCGTCATCGGGGCGCTCTGGATCGCCGATCGCTCGACGGTCTCGGGGCTCCAGAAAGTCACCGACCCCGACACTGACGACGAGAACGCGGAAGCGGTCGAGGATGATCGCTGGATCACGCGCGACTCGGTCGCCGGCGACCGGGTCCTCCACCTTTCAGATCTGATCGGCACGGGCGCCTCGCTCCGGATCTTCTGGACGCGCCCGCTCACGATCGACGAGCTCGACACCGCGACGGCGACGACCGTCCGCGCACCGGATACCCAAACGCTCCTCCTCCTGGCCGCCGAGCGGCTCGCCCAGGGGATCGCCCGCGCGGCCTCGGACCTCGCGGACAATACCCTCGGCGTCGATCAAGTCGACTTCCAAACATTCGACAGGCGATGGCGCGAGCGCGCTCGCGAGCTCCGCGAGAAGGCGGAGCAACGCCTCAACCCCGAGGGGACCTCGGTCGCGACCGGGACCTCGGTCCAGTATCGGACGAGCTCGAGGCTCACCCGCGGCCAGAGGAGAGTCGCGCACTAATGGCCCGGGTCGATATCTCCGAGCTCACGCGCTTCGCGAAGGACGCGAACGTCGCCGCCCTCGAGCTCGAGGGGAGCCTCAAGGCGGCGCTCGCCACGAGTACGACGGTCGGCCTCGCCGCGGCCCGCGAGGGGATGCCGGTCTTCACTGGCGAGGGCGTCAACTCGATACTCTCGAAGGGGGTCTCGGTCCGCCAGAAACCGGACGGGTTTATCTACCGCGATTCGTTTTTCTCGACGACGCCCCAGGTCGTCGTCTTGGATACCGGCCGCCGAGCCGGCCAGACCGCGCCGCCTCCAGCGGCGATCCGGCGCTGGGTCGAGCTCAAGGTCCGGCGCGGCGCCTTCGATGTTTCCTGGACGGGGGAGACGGGCTCGGACGCGATCGACTTCGCGACCCAGAAGCTCGTCGCCTCGATCAAACGGCGGGGGATCCCCGGCCGCGGCTTCTTCCTCGCCGCCGCCGGCGCCGCAGAGGCCACGCTCCGGAAGGAGCTCGAGCTCCTCGCGGACAAGTTTCGGAATCGGGTCGGCCGATTATGAGCGCGGCAACCTTCCTCGGAAACCTGAAGACGAAGATCGAGTCGATCGACGCGAACATAGGGATCGTCCGCGTCGCCGAGGAACGCTGGAGCACACAGCAGGACCTCCGCGACGCCGACGCGGTAGTCGAGCTCTCCGCGGACGGCCTCTTCGACGCTAACGACGACCTCGGTCCGAAGGTTCGCTTCTGGGTCGTCGAGGCTTCGCTCACCCCGACGCGGCTCACGATCGGAACGAATCAATTCCGCGGCGCGGTCTCGATCTCCGGCTTTTACGGATACCAGTCCGACGAGAACGAAGACGAGGCGCTCCTCGCCGCGGGGATCGCGATCATGGACGGCATAACGCGCCGCGGGGTCGAGTTCGCCGAGCTCGGCGTCGGGATGGGCGACGGATATCTCGGCTTCCTCACCGAAGGCCCAGCGATGGAGGGGCCCCCGCGAGCGGCCGAGCTCAAGGGGACCGGCGTCCAGGGCTACGTTTTGCGAATCACGGCGGCCTACTTTACGGAGCTCGCCGCATAAGGAGATCGGTATGCTCAACGAAAAGATCGGAATCCGCGGCCGGGTCGTCGCCATTCTGACGAACGCGGAGACGGGGCTCCGCCGCGAGTTCGTCTCGAAGAATATCGTCGTCGATACCGGAGACGTCTATTACGCCCAGGTCGCGAAGGCCGCGGTCTCGACGCCGACGAGCGACTTCGGAGGCGCGACCGGGCGGATCGTATGCCTCGATAACACGGGGCTCGCTCCGCTCGCGACTCATAACTGGAGCAACATCGGCTCCCCGGTCGGCTCGGGAAACCCGAAGGCCTTCGAGGCGGGCTATCCCCAGGTCGACGACCCCGACGCGGACAACACCGGAAGCGGTCCCGACGTCCTCTCGTATGAGACGGACTACACGACCGCCGAGGCCAACGGGGTTATTGATCGCGTCTCGATCCACCTCAACGGCGCGAGCGGTACGGATCCGCTCCTGATGTATGCAAACTTCGGCGCGCAATTCACGAAGACCGCCTCCGACACGCTCAAGGTCTTTGTCAATCATCAATTCACCGGGATCTAAGCGGTGAGCACCGCAAGACGCGCAACCAAAAAGGTCGCGGGGGTCAACCTGTTGACGGGGTCGCCGGGCGCCTGGCTCGACCTGGGCGACGCAACGCTCGACGGGATGATCGCCGCGATCCAAAACGTCGCGTTCACGGGCGGCACGTCGCCGGACGTCGACGTCGCGATCGAGATGTCGGAGGACAAGTCGACCTTGCACGTCGTCGACGCGACCTTCGCCGCGGGAGTTACCGCCGCGGCCTTCAAGGCCTACACCGGCGCACACTTCCGATTTATTCGGTTTACCTGGACGGTCGGCGGAGGTCCGAGCGTCGCGACCGGGGACTTCGTCGTCGAGGCCTAATTGATTCGCGAGCGTATCGGGATGGGGGAGACGACGGGCGCGGTCCTGAAGAGCGCGACCGGAGAGGTCCGCGAGATCGCCGCCCGGCGTCGACCCTTCCTCGGCTGGCGGATCTGGTACGGGGACGGGTCGACGACTTGCTCCTCGGAGACGACCTGGGAGGAGTGTCCCGACGACGACGTCCAAGTCGTTTGGATCTCGGAGCGAGCGCCGGCACGGTCGACCGCCGAGGTCTACCGCACGGGATACAACGGCGACGACGAGTATCGGATCCCGACCTCGACCCGCGTCAAGCGCGGGAAGTGGTTCGCCGGCGTCGCCTGCGTTTGTGCGAAGTGTAAAACGTGCCGCGGGTTTACCGCGCTCTTTAAGCGCGCCTTCGCGGACGAGTCGGTCTAATGGCGGAGACTTATTTTTACCGTCAAACAACCTGGGCGGGCGACTGTCTCGCGGCCTGGGATAACCATCAACTCAACAAAACCATCGGCTCCGATACGACGATCACCGGGCCCGGCGGCGTATCGAATGACGTCTTCGAGACTCAATTCGACTTTACGATCGACGTCTCCGGGGACTCGCCCGCCGGCGGGACGTTCACGCTCAAGCTCGAGCTAACAGTCGCGACGAAGGTCAACGTCCGAATGAGAGCCGAGGCGATTGATATAACCGGATGCGTCGTCGGCGACGTTTCGGATTGGTCTCCGGATACGGGCATGAGCGGGGTCGGGACTTTCTCCTTCGCGCTCGCGAACCTCGACCCCTGGCCGGCAGCCGCGGAGCTCCTCCGCGTTGTAATCCAGGCCCGCCGGAATCCCGGCGACCACGGAAACTATTCCTATGTAATGAACGTCTCGACCGCCGACTCTCAGATTATCGCGCCGTTCACGGCCGGCGCGGCGCTCGTCAAGCTCGCGCCGGATACCGAGACGATCGTCGAAGATATCGCTCGGTTTATGGCCCAGGTCCGCGAGCGCGGCGAGACCGAGACGGTCGCCGAGGATATCGTCCGCGCCCTCGACTTCGTCCGCGAGGTCGGAGATACCGAGACGATCGTTGAGGCCGTCAACTACCTCAAGGCCCATCCGGAAATCGTCGACGAGGTCGTCCAGATCGGCGAGACAGCCGCGGCGATTCGCGGGTTGATAAAGATCGTCGGCGGGGGCGCCGGCGGCATCCTCAATACCGACGACTTCAATCGCGCGAATAGTGACAACCTCGGCGGCGACTGGACCGAATTCGGCGAGAGCGACGGCGGGACGAACCAGTGGCAGATCAACGGGAATCTTCTTCGCGTTAAGCCCGGCGGGGACGCTTTCCAGGATATGGCGGTCCGGCACAATACGCCGACCGGCTCGCTCGATCATTGGGTCAAATTCAAAGCGACGCAGGACAATGCGCGGGCTTACGGTGCTTGCCTTCGCGTCGACGATCCCGCCTCAACGTCCGACCACTACGAGTGCTCCTGGAATCCCTCGGATGATGAGATCCGCTGGACGCGCTACTTAGACGGCGCGGGCACGTTCGATCGAACGCTCGCGGTTCCCGGCGGCGAGCTCGTGAACGCGCACACGGACGGGAACTATTACGCCTACGCGATCATAGGGACGGGAACCGCGACTCAACTCAAGTTCTGGGACTTTGGCTCGACCGACCCGGGGAACGATACGAGCACCTGGCCCGCGGCTGATGTCACCTACGACGACGACGCCGGCACAATGTCGGACACCGGGCAATATGCCGGCCTTCGCGCGTTCACGCTGTCGCCTTTCGACTCCCCGGATCTGGACGACTTCGCGAGCGGGCCGTATCCAACGCCGGCGACCGCCGGGATCGCGATCGCCGAGACGGTCCTCGCGTTCCTCGGCCTCGTCAAGGAGCGCGCCGATACTGTAACGATCGTCGAGGCGATCAACCGACTAAAGACCCAGATCCGGACGCGCGACGAGACGGTCACGATCTCGGACGGAATCGTTCGCTTCATGGCGATGACGCGGACGCGCGAGGAGACGGTCACGATCGCCGACTCGATCGTCCGGCTCATGGCGATGACGCGGATCCGCGACGAGACGGTAACGATCGGCGAGGGCGTTATCGAGAAGCGGACGACGTCGGGGACGGCCTTCGTCGAGTTCGCCGACGACCTCGTCCAGATCTCGGAGTCGATCAACCTCCTTCTCTCGATGGTCCGTCTGGCCGACGACGCGGTCACGATCTCGGACGGGATCGTCCGCGCTCTCGACTTCGCTCGGCTGATAGACGACGTCGTCGCGATCGGCGAAAATATCACGCGCCTGCGGACGAGGATCGAGCCGATCGACGAGACGGTCCAGATCTCCGAGGCGATCGTCCGGCTCCTCGGGACCTTCGAGGTCGTCCCGACCGAGGTCGTCCAGATCTCGGAGACGATCCAGCGGGTCCTCGGGACGATCGAGGTCGTCCCGACCGATACCGTCACGATCGCCGACGCGGTCCTCAAGGTCCTCGGCTTCGTCCGCGAGGCCTCCGACACAGTCACGGTCTCCGAGGGCGTCCTCGAGCGAAAAGCGAAGACCGAGCTCGTCCCCGATACGGTCGCGATCTCGGAGACGATCGCTCGAGCTCGGACGCTCGCCCGGACCCAGGGCGACGACGTCACGATCGACGAGGCGATCGTCCGCGCGATTACCTTCGTCCGGCTGATCCCCGACGACGTCACGATCGACGAGGTTATCGTCCGGCTCCTCGGCCTCTCCGAGGTCGTCCCGACCGATACCGTCACGATCGGCGAGACGGTCGTCGAGTTCCGCGTTATCGGCGGGACGGACTTCGTCAAGTTCGCCGACGACGTCGTCGCGATCGCCGAGTCGATCAATCGACGAATGGCGAAGACCGAGCCGGTCGACGAGACGGTCACGATCTCGGAGGTCGCCCTCGGGCTCCTCGCAATCGTCCGGCCGGTCCCCGATACCGTCACGATCGCGGACGGAGTCGTCCGGATCCTGGACTTCGCTCGAGCGGTCAACGAGACGATAACGATCTCGGAGGAGATCAACCGGCGGATGGCCCAGGTCCGCGCCCTCGACGAGACGGTCACGATCTCGGAGACGGTCGCCAGGATCGCCGGCTTCGTCCGGATCGAAGACGAGACGGTCACGATCTCGGAGCAGATCCTCGACTTCCTGATCCAGGTCCTAACGAGGGACGTCTCCTCGACCGTCCAGATCGGCGAGGGCGTCCTCGAGATCCTCTCGCCGGCCTTCGTCCCCTACGCCGGGCTCTCGACGTTCGTCGCGAATCTGAAGGCCCGCCTCGAGGCGCTGGGCCCGGACTTCGGGACGGTCCTTATCTCGCCGAGGCGCTGGGCCCGCGAGGCGGAGCTCCGCCGCGACGGCGCGGTTATCGACGTCCCCGGGCTCTCGCCGGCGACGCGCTTCTGGCTTATCGAATCCTGGCTCGAGATCCGCCCGCTCGCGACGTGCGAGCTCGAGTATGTGGGGCGGGTCAAGCTCACGGGTTTCTACGGTTGGAGACAAGACGAGACCCAGGCCGAGGCGCTCCTCGCGGCGGCGGCCCAGGTCCTCGAAGATCTCCAGCTTCAATCAACCGAGCTCTCCGCCCTCGCGGCGGGGATGGGCTCGGGTTACTGCGGTTATCTGCGGGAGCTCCCGGCGCTCGCCGGGCCCGTAAAGTCGGCTCAACTTATGACGGGGGCCCAAGGCCACGTCGTCACGATCGCGGCGAGCTACGTCGAAAACGTCGCCCGCTGAAACATAGGAGGCAACGATGGCCGGATCAACCGAATGGAGAGTGGCTTGGATTCCAGTAGTCACACCGCCGAACGCCTGGCCCGACGTTAGCGGGGCGGGAGGCGCCGGCGCCGCCGCGGCCTTGACCGAGGTCCTCCTCGAGTCGGAGGCAATGCCGGAGATGATTCCGGAAGCGATCCCGGACGCGAACATCGGCGACGCGCTCGCTCAGAGCATCATCCAAGGGAACATCGTCGGAGAGGGGACGATCGTCCTCCCCGTGCGATACGAGGGAATGGAGCGGTTCCTAACGCTCTTCATGGCCGACCAGTCCTTCGTCGCCGGCGGAACGGATATCGGCGAGACGGTCGGCACCGCGCGAAATCACATCATGGTTTTCCAACCGTCGAATACGGGCTTCTTCGGGACGCTCGTTATCGACAAGAGCCTCGACGGGACGATCGTCTGGGAGTACTCGGCGGCGAAGATCTCCCAGATCAACCTCACCCACAACAACGGTAAACTAATGTTTACCCCGACGCTCATTCCGACTCATTGCGAGCGGGAGTCGGTCATCAATACCGACACCGAGCTCGACCTCATCACGCCGCCGACGACGACGCTCCTCGCGCTCTTCAATCATTTGATTGTGCGGATCGCCGAGGTCACGGGGAGCGAGGGGAACCTCCTCGCGGCGGATGACATTTGCGTTACCAACGCAACGCTCAATGTCAACCGCAACTTGACCGGGATCCCGGACTCGTGCAACGCCGGCGAGGTCGGGGAGCCCGAGACGGACGGCCTCCCCGAGGGGACGCTCGTCCTTTCGATCGCGGATTACGGCCCGACGATCGACGCGATCATTCTCGAGGCCCAGAAGCGGCAGCCCGGATCCGAGCCCAAGAATTTCAAGGCCCAATTGATTTGGGTCGGGAAGGACATCACGGGCTCGGACTCGGCGACCGGACGCGGGACGGGCGGGATCAATACATACGAGGTCGTCGTCGAGCTCCCCTCGCTCCAGGTCTCCGCGGCTCCGGCGAACGCCGGCGGTCCCGGCGCTCGAGTCCCGGTCGAGGTTACGTTCCAAATCACAACGCCGACCGTCGCCGGCAACGGCACGGAATGGACGTGGAGCACGGCGGGGACCGACCCCTTCCGGATCCGCAACATCAACGAATCCGAGCTCGACTTCTCGGTCTAATCGAATAGGGGGATAGAAAGATGGCTCGCTCTGTTTCGTTAGTGAAGGCGGCGACGTGGATCTATATCGACGACAAGGACAAAGACAAAGTCAAGGAGCTCGAGCTCGCGGACGGGATCCAGCCGCCGAGCTCGGGCTCACACTTCAAGGTGATTCCGACGCCGTTCGATCTCATCATCGAGGCCGGGCTCTCGCGCCAGGACCTCCCCGATTCCGTCGACGTCTCGAAGCCTTCAAAGATCATGGCCGACGTTCTCCGCCAGTCGATCGGCGACTGGACGGGCGTCAAAAACGGGAAGGGGGTCAACGTTGACTTCGCCGGCCCGGACTCGATCGACACGCTCCCGACGTATGAGCAAAACCTCCTCGCTTCGTTTATCTATCGGAAGGTTTTCCTCGAGCAACGGAAATCGGGAAAAGCCTCCGGACCTTCGCGAGGGCGGAGGTCCTCTTCTGGGGGCGGTGGGGCGGCGTCCGGGACTGCTTCGCGTGCAACGCGCTCCGGAAAGAAAACGAGGAAGAAGCGTTAAGGCCGATGGACCCGAGCCAACCGGAGTGTAACAAGTGCGGCCTCTACCTCCACACGCAACGCAACCCGATACCGCCAGGGGGCGAGCTCGGCTGGAGCCTATACCGCCGGCTCACGTCGCCGGCGGTCGAGCGTTTCGGATTCCAGGCCGAGATCATGGAGTCGATCGGGCTTCGCTTGACTCACCGCCGGACGCTCGAGGTCGTCGAGAGCCTCGACGAGATCATGGTCGGGATCGACGAAGCGAAGCGCGAGCTCGCGCCCGCGCCGACGAAGAAGTGAAGGGCTAAAACGTGGCGAGAATCGTCGAAGTAATTCTCGAGATCGACGACCGCGGGACCGCGAAGGTCAAGCGGATGAGCCGCGCTATCAAACGCGAGAGCGCGAAGGCGAAGGCGGCGGCGAAGAGCAACTTCGACAACATGGCGAAGTCGGTCGGCGGCTCAATCGACAAGATGACGACGCGCTTCCTCAAATTCGGAGGACTGATCGGCGCGGTCCTCGGAGGGCTCGCTCTCCGAGCGGTTATCAAATTCGGCGCGGGCTTCGAGTCGACTATGTCGGGGGTCCGGGCGGTCACGCAAGCGACCGAGAAAGATTTCCGGATGCTCTCGGACCAAGCTCGAGAGCTCGGCGCGACGACTCAATTTACGGCGATCCAGGCGGCCGAGGCAATGGAGGAGCTCGGCAAGGCCGGCTTCGCGACCGTCGAGATCCTCCAGACGATGCCGGACGTCCTCTTCCTCGCGGCGGCCGGTCAACTCGAGATGGCCGAGGCGGCCTCGATCACCGCCGACGTTATCCGCTCGATGGGTCTCGCGCTGAAGGACTTCACGGAAGCAACTAACATAATGGCGCGGACCGCGGTCAACGCGAAGACGACGATCCTCGAGCTCGGCTTCGCGTATCAGGACGCCGCGCCGGTCGCCCGCTCCCTCGGGCTCACCTTCAAGGATTTGAACGTCCTCCTCGGCGTCCTCGCGAATCGTGGCTTCGTCGCCACGCGCGCCGGGACCGCGCTCCGCCGGATCTTCGCGGTCTTCCTCGGCGATATTGAGGAGGGCGAGAAGGGCCTCGCGAAGTTCAACGTCGAGCTCGCGCGCAACGAAGACGGAACGGTCAACCTCGAGGCGACGTTCCGCGCGCTCGCCGAGGCCGGCGCTGACGCGAATGAGATAATGAAAGCGTTTGGCTTGCGCGGCGGACCCGCGGCCCTCCAGATCGTCGACGCCTTGACGAACGACTTCGCGAAAATGAAAGAGGCGATGGCGGACACGAACGTTACCGCCGAGACGCTCGCGAAAGTCCGAATGGACAACCTCCGCGGGAAGGGCCTCGAGCTCTCGTCCGCTATGCAAGAGGTCGCGCTCGTCCTCTTCGACCAGATCGTCCCGGCGCTAACGAAGGCGGCGATCGGAGCGACCGATCTTATCCGCTCCTGGGGCGAGCTCCTGAAACGCTCGGACGTTTGGAGCGGGATCCGCCGAATAATTCGACTCGCGACGATTGCGGCGGGGATCTTCGCGGTCGCGATCGGCGTCGGCCTGATTCGCAAAATGCAACTTCTGATTTTGAAGGGCGTTATCCCGATGATCGCGGGATTCGACGCTTTCAAAATCGAGCTCCTCTCCCAGCTTCCGGTTATCGCGGCCTGGCAAGTCGCAACCAAGGGGATGCGTCTCGGTATGGTCGGCGCTGGGGTCGCCGCCGGCGTCCTCGGCTGGCAACTCGGCCGCATGATCGCCGAGCTCACCGGGCTCGATCCGATCCTCCAAGACTTCTTCGACGACTTTATCAGTGGCGCGGACAATGCCGCGGTCGCGCTCCGGAGTGTCGAGGCCGAGGTTATCGCGATCCTCGTCCGCCAAGAGAAGCTCGCCGAGTCCGGGATCAATCTCGAGCTCGACGTCGACACAACCGCGGCGGTCGCCTCCCTCAAGGCCCTCGGCGATCCGGCGACCTTCCTCCGGCGTCGGTCGGCGGAGATCTTCGAGACCCTCAAGAAGGGCGCCAAGGGGGCGACGAATGAGCTCGAGCGACTCGAGCAAGAGGCGGTTCTACTCGCGACCGCCAACGCCCGCGCAGCAAACGAGCTCGAGGCGCTCGTCGCGAAGCAGGACGCGGCCGGAGAGTCGCTCCGAAGGACGATCACGATCCAGGATCAATTCCTCCGGATCCTCCGCGAGAGTCCGGACGCGGCGGACGCTCTCGCCGCGGCCTACGAAGAAGCGGGCGAGCAAGTCGAGGACGAGTTCGCTCGGATGGAGCTCGCGATCGAGCTCTTCAGCAAGCGAAGCCAGGAGGTTATCAAGGCGGCCGAGGAGAATCTGATCGCCCTAATCGAGGGCGAGAAGATCCTCGCGAAACAATTCGGGAAGACGGGCCTCGCGACGGCGAAGGCCGCCGACGAGCTCAAAAACAAGTACGCGAAGGCCCTCTTCTTCGCGAACGATGCCGGGCTCGAGGCGGGCCTCGTCGTCCGCGCCTTCGCCGTCGACGTCAAGAAGATGGTCGACGCCGCGACCGCCGCCGGCGTCGAGGTCCCGGACGCGCTCCTCGCGATCCTCGACCAGGCCCGCGAGCTCGAGGAGATCGACGACTTCTTCGCGGACCCGCTCGACCGCCTTAACGCGCGCCTGGCCGACCTCGACTTCCCCGAGCTCGAGGGGATCTCCGAGTCGATCGGCCGGCTCCGGGAGCTCTCCGAGCTCGCGGCAATGCTCACGGAGCAACTCGCGAGCGAGGATCCCTCGGTCGTCATCGGGACCCGGATCCGCCTCGAGCAAGTCAAGGAGGAGCTCCGGGAGATCGTCGGGCAACTCGACCCCGCGAGACTCGAAGCCCTCGGCCTAACGATCACAATCCCGGCGGATATCGAGCCGCGGATCGAGGCCGCGAATGCCGCCTTCCTAACCTTGACTCCGGTGATATCGACGGAGGAGCTCGCCGCCCAGGCCCTCGATATCCGCGACGACTTCGAGCAACTCGAGCTCATCGAGGCGCTTCTCCCGCCCCGAGAATTCGAGGCCCGCGCGCTCGAGCTCCGCCAGAAGCTCGGCGCGATATTCGACAAGCTCGGCCCGAGCCTCTTCGACGCCTTCGTTTCCTTCGAGCTCCCGGGCTTCGACCCCGCGGTCCACGCGGCGACCCTCGAGGAGATCCGCGCCCTAACGGCCGACCACAATATCCAGATGCTCGAGATCGCGGCGCTCTTCGCGGAGGACGCCGCGACGATGGACCTTGAAAATACCGCGGCCTCGATCGAAGCGATCGCCACGCTCCGCCTTGACGCGATCGACGCCCGCCTCGAGGCCGAGCTCGCCGCCCTGGAGGAGCGCCAGATCCTCTCGCTCCTCGAGGTCCAGGACACCGAAGACTCCGAGCGGAAAGAGCAGGAGATCCGCGACAAGTTCGCCGCCCTCCGGAAGCTCGCCGAGGACAAGGCCTCGAAGGCCCGAATAAAGACCGAGAAGGAAGAAGCGGCCGAGCGGCAAGCCCTCCGGCTCCGGCAAGCAAGCGCGAGCGTCGCCCTCGCGCGGGAGCTCTTCGGCGATATTAAGGAGGTCCGCCTCGCCCAGATTATTGTCGACACCGCGGCAGCGATCGCCGAGGCTAATCCGAATATCCCTCTCATGGCTCTCGCCGCGGCGATTGGGGCGGCGCAATTCGCCAACGCCGCCGCCGCCAACCCGGGCGCCTTCGCCGGCGGGATTATCACCGGCCGCCGGACGATCGACGTCGGGGAGCGAGGGGACGAGGTCA